GAGAGTTGCAGTGCCGCCTGATACTGCATGATCCGCTGCGACATTGTGGCAGCGTTCGGGTCCGAGACAGGGATGACGTCGATGGTGTTGAGGTCGAAGTCATCTACACGGCTGAATGCTTCCTTGTCCCCAGCGACTTCGTACTCGTAGGCATCCGGCATGAAATCGTGGATAACCTGCGCAAGGATGCGCAGTTCCTTCTTCATGGCGGCGTGCATACGGGCCTGAACGCCAGACATCACCTTCATGGAGCGTTCCATGAGGGCGAGCGTTGTGCCTACCGGAGCCTGAGCGTTGATGTCGCCGACCTGAATGTCAGCCACGGAGCCGATGCGACGAGCTTCCTCGACCACATTCCCGAGCAGCGAATAGAGTACCGTTGATGGTTCCTTGAACGGCAGGGGGAAGATCGAGTCACGGATGGCCCCACCGGGGATGTCAACATCCCTGAACTCACCCGGCTGGAGCGGGGTGTCGTCACCCTTGATGCGCAGGCCGCGAGCCTTCAGGCCAGCAGGCAGGTTCGACAGAGTACCAGCGTCAATGAGTTGACGCAGGATAGATGTAGCCGAGCGCGACAGCCCCCCGATCATGTGGATCAGCCCGGTGCCGTAAAACCCAAGCCCCGGTAGGTAGGGGTAGTGGACGAAGTGCGACCGCTTCTCCTTGTCGTCGTCGTCCTCGTACCAATTACGGCGGATGGCGAGGATGATGCGCGAACTCAGGTCGATGGTTACAACGTAGGGGCGAGCGATGCCGTCCGGATCGCTGTAAGGCTCAGGCAGGTCGTAATCGACGTGCATCTCAAGAATAGTATGCCGGTCGTCATCCGAGCCGGGGGAGGACATGCCCTCGATCTCGTCATACTTCTCTTGAATGTCGCTCTTCTCGAAAGTCGGCGTCGGCAGGTCTACGTTGCGGTAGAACCCTGTTGCCTGTAACTTCTTAATTTCATTAGGCGTTTTCTTCATGACGTGCGTGTAGCGCTCGCACGACTCAAGGTTGGACGCCCCGTAGCTGATGATGAAGTCTTCGGCGGGCACGAAGATAGACACGGGCCGACGCTTCAGCGGGTCGTAGTAGACCTTCTTGAACCCGGAGCCAGCGAGTGCGACGCGGAACAGCATCTGCTCCGTTTCCTCGCGGTACTCGACCATGCGCTCGGTGATGATGTAGTTCATCTCGTTCTGAACGCGATTGGCCTGCTCGAACTTCTCCTTGGTCATCTTGCCGACGATCTTGGACTTGACCGGGCCAGCGGCAGGCAGGAGCTCACTGACGGCCTGCGCTTGGAAGCGCACGACAGATTCTGTCAGGACAGGGTGGAACACACCTGCGGCACCTTGCCACGGGATAGTACGCTCCTCGAACTTCAGACCAAGCAAGTCGATACCCTTGACGTATGTATCAACCCACTCCTTGCGGGAGTTGCGGTCGGTCAGGAAGCTGTCCACGAGATCGGACGCGATGGCCTCAAGCTCCGCATCCTCATAGAAATCGGCGTAGTTGGAGTTGTGGTCGGGGCCTGCAAGCTCTTCGGTAAGCTCGCCTGTAAAGTCGATGACGAGCGTGCCGTCTTCGTCGGGAGTAACAGTGATCGCGTCGGGGTTGATGACGTCGATCTCCAGCGCGTTCATGTCGGGGTTTTCATCGACGCCTACGTCGAACGGCTGCATTGTCTTGACGACGGCCATAGGTTTTCTCCCTGCGGGGCTGCGGCAGTATAGCCTCAATAAAACAGTCGAGCAACAGAAGCTAACATCGCATCATTCGTAAACGAACTAGCCGCAATACTCCGACGCTTCCCCATCTCCGCCGTAAACAGCGCCAACCCCAAGTCCAGTGCAACGAACGCGTACACGTCAGGCTTCATCCCACCCTGCCGGTCGTAGAACTCGTACCGCCAAGAACCCCCGTTCTGGCCATCCCTAGGTCGGCCAGATGACTTGACCTGCACGCTCACGATGCGTCCGCTAGGTGTTCGACACCATAGATCATGACCACTCAGATCGACGCGAATGACTCGCACTCCGCATGTCTCCAAGACATGCGCGACAAGATATTCCCCACCGCGTGCGACGTCCGGGATCTCCATGGCGGGGAATACACCAGAAAAACCACACAAAAACAAGACAGGCTCAGTAGTATGGCTCTCGTCTCGGCGCTTTGTAGTTGTCCTCGTCCCACTCGTCTGTCGGCAGGCGGATGAACCCGCCCTGACGGAATCTCAGCAGCGCCATCACCGTGGAGTCCACGAGGTCGTCGTGGCTTGCGAACGGGAACCCCGCCACCTCCTCCACGACCTCCTCGGCCCAGCGTGTCGCAGGTACCCAGACAAATCCTGACGCCAATATGTCCGACACGGAGTTGAGGCGGGCCATCTTGTCCCCGGTCCCCCGGTGGGGGGTGTACTCCTGCACGGCGATACCCATCCGCCGTAGTTCTTGGAACACTGCCGTCCCCGCGCTCTTCTTCTCGACGATGAACGCGTCCGGGTTCCAATACTTATACTCGTCAAGACAGAGTTGTTTCAACTCCGGGAACTCCAAGCGCCTCTTTATCGAGTTGAGCAGGATGATGTGGTGCCCACCCTCCTCCTCGTTGAGGAACACTCCCCATGTCGTCAGCGCCGTGAAGTCCGCACGGTTGTTAGTCTCGGCAGCGGCGTCGAGGGACATGATGACGAACTCTGCGGGCGGCGGGTCGTCGTCGGGCCACAGCCTCCACCACTCTCTCTTTACTATCGCAGCCTCTTCAGCCGTGGGCTGCTGCTGATACTGCGCGTTCCACTGGAAGACAGGCATGCTGGCCTTGGTGCGCAGCAACGCCGGGACATCGAAGAACTCAGGCCACAGGGCCTTCTGCACGATCTTCTCTTCCCCGGTATCCGGGTCGGTCTGCTCGACATCCAGCAGGGCAGGAAACTCCACTACCTCGTACTGATCGGCGTCGTCATTCTGCGCCATGTCGCGCACCAGCCGCCCCGTGAGGTCGTCCATGTGCCAGCGCGTCTGCACCACGGCCACCCGTCCGCCCGGCATCAGACGCGTTCTCGCGCCGAAGGTGAACCACTGGTAGGCTTTCTCAAATACCGAGAAGTTGCCGTTCAGCACGTCCTGTTCCGAGTGGGGGTCGTCCACCAGCAGCAAGTCTGCACCGCGACCAGCGATAGAGCTACCTATACCACAGGCGAAATACTCGCCGCCGAAGTTCGTGTTCCACCGCCCCGCCGACTTACTGTCCGAGGCAAGGCCAACAGCGGGGAAAATCTCCTTGTAGGCGTCAGTGTCGATCAGGTTGCGCACCTTCCGACCGAAATCGACGGCCAGATCCGTGGTGTGGGACACCATCATGACCTTCTTGCCCGGATTTCTCCCCAAGAACCACGCAGGGTAGTATGTGGAGACCATCTGACTCTTGCCGTGTCGCGGCGGGATGTTGACGCACACACGGTCCTTTTCGCCGCGCTCCAGCGCCATCAGCTGCTTTGCCAGCAGCCGGTGGTGCCTCCCGACGATATACGACGGGTCCATCCGCTTGCAGAACTCGATCAAGTCGTCGCGTGCAGCCTGCTGCTGCTTTCGGTTTAGCAGTTCGTCGAGCATCTGCTCTACTTCTGCCGCCTCGGTCTCCGACAGCTGGTCAACGCTGGCAAGAAGTGTCCGCAGTTCCTTCTCCGTGAACGCGATATCGTTCACTGCGCTCACTCCACATCATCTATAAGCTCCGCATCTTCTGCGGGCGTCACGTCCACCATTCTCTGCAGCTTCTCCCGCAGCCGGGCACGGATGTCATCGGTCGTCTGGTGCGTTACGGTCACTTCGCTACGCTCCACAAACAGCCCGACGTCGGAAAACTTGCCCAGAAGCTCCAAAGCCTTCAACCGTACCCTCGGATCGGGGTTTTCGGTCTCCTGCACCAGCTTGTTGGTCACCAGATGGCGTATCTGCACCACATCTTCGACCACTTTGTGGCCAAAATCCTTCAAAATCTGCTGTGTAAGCAGCAGAGCAGCCGGTGTCAGGGTCGCAATCCGCTTCGTGGTGCCCGTTTTCTCGGTTTCAGAGGGGTCTGCGGCATACGCCAGCGCCAACTGGGCAGCGGTCTCCTCATCTTCCGAGTCTGGAAGCACCTCCAGCCCGGCTGCAGCCAGCAGATTAGCGGTATTTGCGGCAGCGGTGATGCTCTCTTCGAAGCTAAGCGCCGCGTTTTTCTTGTCCAAAGGCACGTTTTCTTCCGGCATGAGGTGCAGGGTCATAGTTTCCCCCGTTTAGACGCATTTCGTGACTATATAGTATAGTGGGGGTTTTGCAACGTGGGACTCCTGCACCCCCTTTTCCTATACAAAGCGCGCCGAAACCGGTGGGTAGATGGAAAAAAGACCCCCCCACCCCCCTAAGTTCTACGCTCCCGCGTACACTGTTCTAAATGTTCCGGAAAAGTTCCAAACGTGGGGGATTTGTGGGGAATAGTATGTTACGGTTGCGAGCCCGCCGTGCTGGGTTAGGGGGGTCGCCCCCCGGTGGGGTCACCGGATGTCACAAAACGACACGTTAGAGCGCGCCCTAACGCAAAAACGTAACTCTTGCGCCTCGGGCCATGCCATAAAGGGTCATCGGGAACGGAATGGTCCTGCCCCGATATGGCAACACAGGAGAACCTGCCATGACAACGAAAACCGATACCTCGCTCGTCGCCCTCGCGATTAACGCGGTAAATCTTGGCAACCGCGCCGCCGGCGCCCGCGTCGCGATGCTAGACGCGATGCAAGCCGCTGGGTTTACCGCTGATAACATCAGCCCCAAGGCTGGAAAGAACGGGTCTAACATCAAATCGCGTCGCGGCGAGATGCTGTTTCTCGCGCTTCAGGCGATTAGCATCAATGGCAAGCGACTAGATGCCAAAGAGGCAGCCGAGATTGCAGGCGATGCTCGCGCGCCGCGCAAGATCATTCGCGGCACTCCCTGCGGCAATATCTCGGGCGTCACAACGTGGCTAGGCAACGCGACGTCTTGGGTTTCTGGGGTGGCGCGTGATCTTGCG